GCAATCCAAGCGGCAGGGGAAGCAAATCCTGATCTGCCCAACTCATCTCCGTGCATAAGCAAGGCTCGGTAGTTTCCAATCTCGACCTCCTGAATATCCTCTGGGCAATCTTCCCAAGTTAATCTTTTCTCACCAGCAAGTATCTGGCGCGACATTTCATAAACCATTCTGTCCACATTGTCGCTCTTGGGAACTTCGGCGCGCTTGCCACCGATGCGACCATGATTTCCCCATTCGGCAACAACGGTTACCTTTTCAAAGTTTGCCAACATTACTCGAACGAAGTCCACGCATAGTCTGGATACGGTAGTGAATTGACCAAAGAGCGAAGCATCAATCTGCCAAAGTTGCGCTGGGTAATTAAATAATCCTTCGACCATATCCCCACCAAACATCACCACGCATTCCTTAACTGGATGATGCTCGCGTTGGAGATTAGTAAGGTGAACAATCTTGTCGGAAAACTGCATCACGCGTTTGCGCATAACTTCTGAATTGTAAGAAGTAGTTACCTTTGCACCTTGCCAGTCTGTTGAATGGATCAGGGCTACCTCGCCAGATGCTTTGCGCACATCCTTTGCTGGTGCAGGTACGGGAGCAACCTTGCCAAGTGCCAGCATTGCTTCATACGCGCCTCGGTGAGTAGCAACTACCAGTTCATCGTTGCGGAGTTTGGCTTTGGCTAATTGCTTCTGCGTGTTGAGAAGTGCCTTGCGGAGTTCGGCAATTTCAGGATCAGATTCCTTTTGGATTTTTTCTAAATCATCAGCAAGGCTCATTTGACCACCCAGACTATAAGTAAAACAACGGATATGGATATGAGGATGGCTATATCAAGCCACTCTTTATGCTTCATCGGAAGCACCTGCATTGCTTTCGGCGGTGCTTGTATAACGCGGCTCGCGCCACATCAAATTCATTCCTTGACAACATTTCATGGATGGCAACAGTTCCCACCTTGGTATTTGCCAAAATGCCGTTAAATGCTTCCCGTTCCTTTTCATCTATTGAATTGAGAAATGTGCTAACGCTACAAGGAAAACCCGTTATTGATTTTTGAGTTTTCAGTTCCTCTATGGCAGACAGTAAATCCATACAACCTCCCTAGTCGTGGAGGTAGCATAACGCAAAATAGCCCCCCAACCCGAAGGCTAGGGGGCAAATCTTGGCGTGTTGCGTTATTTCTTGATTTTGCTCTTTGTGGCTTCTACGGCGGCTTCGGCAATAACGCCAAATGCAGGATCGTTCTTATCCATTGCGCGAATTGCTGGCGCAATCACACCTGCTACAACTGCGGCAACATAAGCCCAAAGGTCTGTGTTGCGAATAGTAAGTAGAGGAATAACCGCAGTAATAACACCGCGAGCATAGGACTTAAGCATTGCTTCTGTTTTCTTGTTCATATATCTCCTAGTATTTTGGTCGGACTACGGCGCGAATAGTAGAAAGAGCGCGATGTTTGATGTATGCGCCATCGCCGTTGGCTTGCGAGCCAACTGCATCGCCGGATGTGTTGCCTTCAACGGTGGGAACGAGATGTGTGTGCGGATCAATACCGCCTGTGGCTAATCCCGTATGAACGCTCTTGCCAGCCTTGGCAAAGTCAAAGAGAAGAATATCTCCTGCTTGAACGCTAGAAGGTGGCACAAGCAATTTCTTAGCCTTGGCCCATGCTTCAAATGACTCGCACCCGGCATAGCCTTTAGGACTTTGGGCAATCAGAGATGTTAGCCCTGCTTGAGCGAAGCACCATGAAACGAACATGGCGCACCACGGTTGATGGTTGAGTCCGTACCAGATTCCATACTTGGTGTCGTTGTTAGGCTTTTCAGCGTATCCAACTTCTTTTAAAGCAATGGCTACAACTTTGCCTGCGCTCATTCTTTGTTTTCCTCAATGTGATTTTCTAGTTTGCCTTCGAGTTTAGCAATAAGGACAAATGCTTTCTGGGTAAGTTTGGTATTGGTGTCTAAATTCTTTTCAAGGCGATTGAGTGAATCTTTAAGCGATGATCCGCCGTTTTCCTTATAGGTGTATTTTTCTAGGTCATCAAGTTTTGATTTAAACTTAAACCAGAACTTAAACCCGCCGTAAATTGTTCCTAAAGTTACTGCGCCAAACCAGATGATTTGCGCCCAACTTGCGGCTTTGTCAAGATTCATTCATTGCACCTTTCGGTTATTGTTGAGATGATATTTGCGCTTTAAGGTCATTGACCTCTTTGTATAAATCTTGCACAAGAGCCAAAAGCCCCGGAATAATCATGCGCTCATTCCATGATTCGACTTTGCCATCTGCGCTATCTGCGGCTATGGGATAAATACTTGCTACTTCCTCGGCGATAAAGCCGGGAATGTTTTGCTTATAGCGTTCATCTGTTTCTGAAATATAATCATCTTTATAGACAAACGAGCGAACGGGAAGGTCAAGAAGTTTCTTTGGATCAAGTTCTGCTACCTCGGAAATATTTAGAATATCTTCTTTGTAGCGTTCCGATGAAGCGGTTGAACGGCGCAACTGACCCGTAGAGGAAATCCATACGGTAGCCGCGTTAGTTACAGTATTACTGTAAGCATAAGGTACGCGGAGTTCCGCAGAACTTGATAAATTTACATCACCAAGAGCGGTTAAAGTTGAAGCAACCGAGCAAGTTCCACCAATAGAAAACGAATATCCATTTGCGTTTGTTCCGCTACCAATTGTTCCGAATCCTGCGCTTATGCCTTGATTAGTAACTAGAGCATTGCCCGTTCCGCTTGCGCTGGAATTAAGAATTGTTGTTAAAGAAGAGTTGGTCATATATCCGCTTGATTGGATAGACCAGTTTCCAATTTGACCAGCCGTAGCAGTTACAGTTCCCGTCATGCTTACATTGCCGTTAGATGAATCAAGGGCAAAAGTAGCAGTTCCAGAACTGTTATATCCAGCAAGACCAGCAGAGTTAAGAATTACGCGCGCGCCGGATGTAGAAGAAGCACCCGAATAAACGGTGATGCCGTTTCCGTTGATTGCGGTTAATTGATTGGTGGCATTAACAATTGTGTTAGCACTTGTTTGTACGGCGGTTGAAGCGGTGTCGTAAGCCGAACCAGCAGTTGCGTTAGCGGCATCGGCAGTTGTTTGTGCAGAATTCGGGCCGCTTTCTAACTTGCGAATACGATCATCTAGCGAATAAAAAATGTCTTGTAAGTTGGCAGGGATATTTACATACGCCATTTGCTCTCCTAAGTAACTGAACCTGCGGCTAATTGCCGTGTAAGTGTAACGGTAACGCGGTCTGGGCCGCTCTCGCCGGGTGATACATCAATTGCGACAATACGCATAATAAGATTTAGACCGCTTGGGAAAAGGTCATCTTGAATAAATAAACGAGCCTCATCGCCCACATTGTAATAGCCAAGATAAGGATCAACATAACTAGGCAAAACAACTTGAACGGTTGTGGGTGGGTAGGAAATAGCATCGCCTTGACCTTTGGTAACATTTTTAAGAAGGTCAATGTTTCCAATATCAATGTAGTTTGCCGTATCCTCAAGAAGCGGCCAATCGCCAGCACCAGTAATTTTAGAACCGTCAATATAGGTTGCATTTAATTTAGTGTTGTTTGCGCCGTAACCTAAACCGTACAAAGTGTTTGCGGCAGACATTCCATCTTCGGGAAAAGTGTATTTAATAAGATTACCGGGCAAAGAGAAAACGGGAGCAACGGTATCGGTTGTAGAATAAATGTTTCCAAGAGGAACGCCCATGACAAATTGATTGTAAAGATTGCCGCTGTATATGTATGGCTTAACTTTAAAATCAAAGAAACTCTGCGCTAAATCTTTAATGGCTTGATATATAGGCTTATATTCGTACCCGTTAAAAGTGCGAGTAGTAGATAATCCCGATGTGGTGAAATCGTAAGTCATTCCTGTTTTGCCATGTGATCGTGCTTCGGTATATTGAAGAAGGTCGCGCGCAATATCGCAAGGGTCTTGGGCGGTGTAAGTTTTGGTCGTGGCAATTCTGCGGCGTTGATACAGGCTCATCATTTCTTGCGCGCTAATAGAAAGGGTTTGCATTTCGCTATCCCATTCTCTGTTCCAGATAACTCCCGACCATACAACTGTTGGAGTGTTGTTGGTGTCGGTATAAAGAACCCAGAGAATTGTCTTGCCGGGGATAGTGCCGTTATATGCGTTTAAATTGTCAATACCTGAAAGCAAAAGATGACCTTGGAATGTTCCAATAGAGTTAAGTTGCTGAGTAAAGTTAACGCCCGTAAAAGGAAGTTCAGCAATTACCTGATTGGGAGTTGACCCCGACTGATACACATTGGTAGTGAGATATTGAAAGTTGGGCATTTATACATACGCATTTCGATACGGCACAGACATTGAACCAACCGTAGAAGTCCATGTTGCGCTTGATCCTGCGGCAATAGCCAGCCAGCCTGTTGATGATGCCGCAAGGACATTTCGAGTAGGGGCTGAGTTCACATAGACAACGCGAGAAAGCAGGTCAACGGTTAAAGAATTACCAGTACCGATTCCTGTGAAAACCATAGAGGTAGTGCCATCGCTGATTGTTCCGCTGGTGCTTGCTGAAGCAATAGTAATAACTGGGCAAGAGGTAGCCCACCCTGCGTTGGTCAAAGAGATGCTTGTTCCTGTAACGGTGGTAGCCGTATCGTCATAGTAACGCGGATCAGGAAATACAAACTCTGCGCGCGTGAGGATGTAGCCGTAAGTAAATTCTGGGTCAATGGCAGTAGTAAATCCGCGAAAGCGGCCATACATACGCTTTAAACCAGTATCGGAGTTGAGTTGGAATTGGAAGAGTTTAAGTTGATTTGCCGCAGGAGTTCCACCTGTGGGATTGACATAATAGCCAACTTGCTGAGGATAGAACGCGGCTTGAAGTTGCTTGTAGTAATACTGAGCGGTGTGTGAGCCATCGCCAAGAATGAGCATATCAATAGAAACGGCGCGCTCATCGTAAAAATCTCGACCCGAGTATGATCCGTCTATATATCCGCGATTATCATCTTGTACGCGAAGCGGAGCAGTACCACCCAAGCCATCAATGTTCTCGATGACATAATTAGTTCCTGCGCCAATAGTTACGCCGTTAAAAGTGATCTGATAGTTAGCCATTATTTGCTCCCCAACGGTAAACCATTCTTAGCGGCTTTAGACATTTTCTTAGCAATATCATCTGTGTTCGAAGCATACACCGTAATATTTTGCTGAACCGTTGGCGTTGGCTTAGGAGTTGGTGTAATTTTTTTAACACCAACACCCTTAAGGGTTGATTTAGCGGGAAGCGTGCCGGGCTTTACAAATTGTGATGAACCACCGCTTGTTGTAGAAACTAATGAAGATTGTTTATTTTCTCTGCTTGCATAGTACGCCGCCAATCCACCAACGCTGGCAAAACCTAATGCTTCCAATACGGGCAAGAATGCCGCCGTACCTACGGCGATATTTAAACCGCCCGTGGCAAGAGCCTCAGCACCAGCCGCGACAAATGCGGTAGCGGCAAGGGTGCGAAATACTCCAATAACTTTTTGAAGCGCAGATATAAACGCAAAGAGTTTTCCAGTCACCCATACAGAAGCAAGTGCCGCGCCAAATGTTTGCACAATACCTTTGTGCTTAGAAAACCAATCGCCAACCTGTCGCAATTTAGGCAAGAAAGTGTTGGTCATAAAATTAACTAATTTATTGAACGCAGGAAGAATGGTCAAACCAATATCTTCTTCTAACTGGCGTAATTTGGCATTGAATACAGAAAGAGGATTAGTATTAGCAAAAGCCTTAGCAGTTCCTTTGGTGCGATCCTCAACCATTTTTAGAATGCTGGCAAAAGATGCGCCTTTAGGAATTGTCTTGCCCATAGCAATACCTAAGTCAGCAAGACCGCGAGCCTGACCCGTAGAGGCGCGAGCAAGCAAGATACCTGCATCGGCAAGAGAAATGTTTTTAAATCGCGCTAAATCTGCGGCGGTAGCCAGAGCATCAAAGGCTTGTTGTGGATCACGCGTAGCGGCGGTCATTCGTTGCAGAGCAACCATAGTTTCTTCGTTGGTGAAACCTAAGTTCTCTAATTCACGCGTGTATTTATTCACATACGGAGCGGCATTAGCCCAACTGACACCAGTATTTTCAATAGCAACTCGAAGTTTTGCTTGTTCTACTTGCGCTTCAAGTGCGGCTTTGACTCCCGCATATCCAACAACGGCAAATCCAGCACCTAGACTTAATACTGCGGCGCGAGTTAAACGCGCACTTCTTTCCAACCCAACAAGCATTTTGCTGGTATTAGATGCGTTCTTTTCCATCTTATTAAGTTCGTGATTAACTTCTTTAAAAGTCGCAATAGCCTCAGTAGCCTTAGCCTTGACCTCAAATATAACTGGTGGAAAGAACTCAGCCATTGATTTGCCTCTCTATGCTAGATGCTTGCGCATGATTGCCATAGCAACCTTTTGGAATTTAATAAATGCTGGCTTCATATATGGGAAGCCTTTTTCTTTAGTAGCACCAGTCCAAGTAGGCGGTGCATATTTTCCTGCTACTTCAACGGAACGACCATAGATAATGGTAGGGCCGACAAGCGCAGAGTAAGTAGCAAACCCTTGGCGAAACCTCTCAGCCTTAATAGATCGGCGTAAGTTTCCTGTTCGGTTCATAGGTGGCTCGCCGGGCGTTGCTTTTTCTCCCGGCGCTCTCCGACCTTTAATTTCTTCTTTGGCTAATTGAACCAATTTATTAGATAGTTCATTGTTAGCCGCTCGAACGCTTAAATCTATTTTAAGCATTTTACGATTAACCGCTTTAACCACTTGAGGAATGTTGTTCTGGATCATCTAATTCTCCAAGCACATTAGAAATACTTATAATCCACGATAGATAATAAGCAGGTTGATTGCGCGTTTCCTCAACAGTCCACCCAAACTCTTTAGCACACCTGTAATATAAATACTCTAATTCAGGGTATTTTACATCAGGCACAATTTCAGAATTAGGGTTTTTTACAAACCAAACTAAGCGTTCGAGTTGTCTAAAGGGCTATCAGGATTATCCTCGCCTGCTGAGAAACTAGGGAAAATAATCTTTTGATATTCTTGTGTTGCTTCTGCCAAGAAATCGTAATCGTCCATGTGCAATTCGCCAAGTGATTTAAACTGAACAGATGGAATTATGAGGTCAAGTGTCCACGATTTAATGATGACTGACATGAGCGCGCTAATTGTTGAAGCCGCCTGTACAAACTGATTGCTATCGGCATCCATGAGCGACCAAATCTTCTCGCGGTCTTTTTGACGCAAGTCCATTGGATCACGCAGGGTTACATCTGCACCTGATTTGGGTAACTTAATTACTTTTTCCATGATATTCCTTCCAGCGTTGCCTTCGCTAATGATGGGTCTGACGGGCTACGGGAAGGCGGCGTAACCCGGCAGACAGTTTATCCCTTAGAGGTAAGTACCGCTAGGGAGAGCGTTTTGGAGTGTGAACTTGATAGGAGAGTATCCTGATGAACTTCCCACATCCGTTGTGTTTCCTAGTGCCTCAATATCAACAGTCACTTCGACATAATCGGCGTTGCGCTCGATTGCGCCAGTTGTATATGCACCTTTAGAAACGGTGAACGCAACTTGGGTAGCAGTTGATCCTGTACCAGTTGAGAAGTTAAAAGTAAGTGCTGGCTGAGTGTTGGTGAGATAACGAGTAAGTTCTGCGTCATCCTGCATCACGAATGTAGCCTTGCCTTTAACATTCAAAGAAGCAACGAATACTTGGTATGGAGATTGAGTGTTAGAGATACCGTAAATTGCTTCTGCCTTGCGAACAAGGTCAATGTTAGCGGTGCGGGTATATCCAACAGATGATCCACCAATAGTTACTGTTCCTGTCCAGACTTGAGTTGGAAGAACGGTAGAGAACGATGGGGTTGGCGCGCTAGTTGTGTTGGATGGGAAGCCCATACCCTTAGCGGTGTATTCCAATAACCCGTCAGCGTTAAATGTAAGGTTTAAATCGGTGAACTGAACGCCGGGGTACTGGCGGGTGTTTGCCGAGTAAAAATCGGTAATGGTGTAGGAGATAGGTTGAGCATCTCCTGCGCCTCCTACGGCGTTTTTAAGGGCGATTGCGTGGGTGTATGGGGCTGATGATCCAGTTGTTGTTACATCGCCAAGTACGCCTGTGATGTAGTAACCAATTGTGTCAGCAAAGACCGAACCGCCTACATCAATTGTGGAACGCTTGCGACCTTGTAGGTAGTTGTAATTTTCCACCATAGAACCGCGAAGTCCTGTGTCGTATAGCGGATCAATAACATCAACAGGCTTAAAGGTGGTCATGTTGAAAGGGATGAAGTTAGTTGCGGCTACCGCAGTTCCCTTTGTCGCTTCTTTAGCGATACCTAAATAACTTTTAACGGATGGTTGCGCTAGTGCCATTATTCATCTCCTACTTTGGTGGTGGTTTTGGGTGCTGAAACATTATTTGCTGAAAAGTCGGCAGGAGCATCAAAAGTATCTCCCGGCTTAACGGTGACGGCGATTGACGGAAACTCGCGTTCGTCTGTTCCTGTGTATGTGAACTTAGCCATTTTTCTCCTTATGCCTGAATCATTTGTGTAACATCAAATCGAATGGATGCCCAAGTTTCGGTGGAAGTTCCATCGTTAGAAGTTGGCTCACCGTAGGAAACATCAATAACTGGTTCTGCCGCTTGCCAAACAAGAACGCCAGAAGTATCGCCAAATTGGTGATCACTACGAAGGCGTGCTTTAAGATTATCTATGGTGTTGTCAAAATCATCCATTGCATCTTCTGGGTTTCTTTCAACAGAGTGATGAAACAACTGGATAACTATTGTGTAATCAATGCGCTTAATACCGCTATGCGCTCCACCAACCCCAAGGCGTGTTTCGCGCTCGGATTCAATAAAGACAACGGCGGCTGAACGAGAGAGTTGCGAAGGAAGCGAATTGACCTGAAAGTTAATGCGCTTAGGAAATGAGGTAAATACTTGATTGATTCCATCTACATTGGGCGGCGCAATAAAACCAGCGATTGTTGAACGGGCTTCTTTTCTGCCAACTGCCATTAGCGAACCCTGCGGTAAGGAAGCAATAGTTCTTTAGCGAGCGCAATATCTTCGCCTAATAAATCCGAGCCTTTCAGGGCAGTACCCGCGCTAGTACTAACCGACATAATCATGGAGTTATCTCCACGAACTTTAAGAAAAGCGGTTGTAGCAAGGATGGTTGCTTCCTTAATTGCTGGTGGAAGAGCCGAGATAGAAATTCCGCTGGCGTGGGTATTGACCAAGGCGGTAGTTAGAGGAACTGTTGTTGATCCGAATGTATAGGTCGAAGCAACGGTAACGAACTCGCTTGAATATCCGTCATAAATCTTTAGGGTTAATCCGGCGGTGATTCCTGTTCCATCGGCAACGGTGAGGCTTGTTTGCCCGGCAGTTGCGGTAACGATTGTGGTGTTGGCATATCCGGCCACATAGGAATACTTGATGTAGGTTTCCACGCGCGGGCTTGTAGGGAAACCAAATTGAAGTGCGCCTTGAGAAGAATAGGTCAGAGATAAGTTTGCGTAAGGAACAATGATTTCTGAATCTTCAATCCACGCAATTGAGCAATCACTCAAGGTTTGCAGTTGAGTAGAAGGATTGCCATAAAGGAATGAGGTCAGAGCAATAATAGGGTTGTAGCGTGGGTGAAGGCGAATAGTGCCATCTGCGCCAATGCGTGTGCGTTGTTGTTCTTGTTCTGTGGTAGCGGCGAGAACTTGATTGCAGTAGGTATCTACCCACGAAGAAGCGCGCGCGATGACATTGGCAAGTTCAGAATCCTGAACATCAGGGTCTTGCGAATTAAATACAAGATTATCTATATCAATTGCGGTAGGCGCGTTCTTAAATTCATCAAGGGTCAGGTAAGGCGTTGAGAACTGATGCGTTGTACCTGTATATGCGTTACTCATTGAGTTCTCCACACTTTCCACATTTTTTGAAGAATGAACCGAAGCCACACTTAGAACAGGTGTAGCCAATTGCCGATGCGTTAGTAAGTACGCCAGCAGTACCAGCGACTCCTAATCCTTCTTGCTTAAGTTTGCGAGCAAGTTTTGGATCATTAACAGTAAACAAGCCATCCTTGCCAGCCTTGAGAACTCTAGTTCCGCGTGATGTTTCTACGGCAAGTTCTTTCATTCCTTTAGGTGGAATCATCCTTGACACTTTGCCCCCTTAGTGAATGAGGCGGGTGTGACCCCGCCCCATCCGATTAACAAACTTATGCAGATACGATTCCTGAAATTGCGCCGTTCCATGCTGGAGCGTAGCAGAAGAAAGTTCCGCGGAAGTAAGTTGAGAATTCGTAGGCGAATTGTGTAACTGGCCATTGGATTCCCATGTAGTCCTGCACATTGACCGAAGCCCAAACATCAGAAACCTCTGTGTCAGGAATTGGAAGTGTGTATGAAAGGACTGGTGAAACACCTTGTTGTAGCCAAGGGTGAACAGTAATGTCAACCAACTTGCCTGTTGTTTCGTTGTGCAACGCACCAATAACTGCGCCACCAACATAATCGCCTGTATCAGTCTGTGAAAGATTTAGACGGTAGTTAGCAGTTGAGCCATTCTTGATTGCGTCAGACAACTGACGGCGGTCTGCTCCGTTGATGAGAATCTCATCTGGATCAGCCTTAACTGCATCGTAAAGTGTTCCGAATACAGTCTGGTATTCAACGCCCGGATTAGAGGTGCTGAATGTTGAGTTGATTTCGTTAACTGAACCTGAGTTTGCACCAAGGACAGTTGGGATGATTCCGTCATAACCTGTTGCGTAAGCAGAGGTATCGGCAGAAATTGTTGAAGCAAGTGTTCCAGTTGTATTAAATACAACATTGTCACCGAGAGTTGGGCCGCCAACTCCGTTGAGGTAGCCAGTTAGACCTGTGATAGTACCGACATAGTGAGCGTTAGCCGCACCTGTT